GAAGCAATGCTGTCAAGACCAGCGGCATCAAGATCCGTGGTACTGGCGCGGCTACTAAAGGTGTTATGGCGCGAGGCCCAATGGCATGAACTACGCTGATCTTGTCCTTGCTGTTTCTGACTACTGTGAGAATACGTTTCCCACAGTAGACATGAACATCATGATTAAGCAGGCTGAACAGCGTATCTATAACACTGTTCAGATAGCTAATCTACGCAAGAACATGACTGGTACTGTTACCGCTGGTAACCCGTATCTGTCTGCGCCTGATGATTTCCTGTCTGCTTATTCATTGGCTGTGATTAGCGGGGGCGAATATCTTTATTTGCTGAATAAAGATGTGAACTTCATGCGTGAGGCATATCCGAACACGGCAGCAGCGTATCGTGGCAAGCCTAAACACTATGCCATTTTTGGCCCACAATCAAGTGCCGTTACTGAGTTGTCGTTCATGCTTGGCCCAACGCCAGACACAACCTATTCAGTTGAATTGCATTTCTACTATTACCCTGAATCAATCGTCACTGCTGGTACTACTTGGTTAGGCGATAACTTTGATTCTGCTCTGCTCAATGGCACGATGGTGGAAGCCATTCGTTACATGAAGGGCGAGGCGGATATGGTCAAGTTGTACCAAGATATGTATCTTCAGTCTATTGCTCTGCTCAAGAACTTGGGTGACGGCAAACAGCGTATGGATGCGTACAGGGATGGACAAGTCAGGACACAAGTTCAATGAGTATTGTTCAAACACAAACCACATCGTTCAAAGCCGAGTTGTATCAAGGCATTCACGATCTCACGACAGATCAGATCAAGATTGCCTTGTATACGGCAAATGCAAATTTGAACGAAAGCACAACCGTGTACACCACTGATGCTGAAGCCAGTGGTGGAAACTATGCGCCCGGTGGTTTGGTGTTGACACCCATCACGGTCAGTAGTTCTGGCTATACAGCCTATGTTGGCTTTCCAAATGTATCTTGGACTGGGGCAATTACTGCAAGATGTGCATTGATTTATAACGCCACTCAAGGCAACAAATCTGTTGCTGTTTTGGATTTTGGCTCTGACAAAATTTCCACATCGGGCGGCACGTTTGTAACCACAATGCCAGCAAACACTGCAACAGAAGCACTTATCAGGAGTTCAAATTGATCGTTACCACTACAAAAGGCGACATGGATGATTCTTTGCTGGAAAAGCGAGAAGGCACTGTGGACAATGACAATGAATTAACCAGTTGGGTTGAGTATTGGTTGGATGGTGAGCTTGTTCACCGCTCTGCCCATGTGACCCTGAAAAAGATGCCACCGATTGGCGGCGAAGCAGCTTCAATAGCGTAAAGGAAAAATTATGGCAAATACTCAAGCGATGACAACAAGTTTTTTGGGTGAGGTTTTGACCGCCACTCATAACTTTGGCACTGCGCCCGTAAGAGCATCGGGTGCGGCTGACACATTTAAGGCGGCTTTGTACCTGACTTCTGCTACTGTGAATGCGGCCACTACAGCGTATTCGTCAACCAATGAAGTAACTGGTACAGGCTATACCGCTGGCGGCGTGGCGGTGACTAACGCAACTGCACCATTGGCGACCAACAGTTCTGCGACTGCTGGCGTGGCGTATTGGACTCCATCGGCAAGCATCACATACACATCTGTGACTTTGACCACGGCGTTTGATTGCGTTTTGATCTACAACTCAACACAGAGCGACAAGGCTGTCAGCGTCCACACTTTTGGTTCACAGACCATCACTGCTGGCACTTTCACTTTGACAATGCCCTCAAACACTACATCCACCGCTTTGTTGCGTTTGGCTACCACCTAAGAGGTAGTCCATGTCTCTCGGCTGGGGTGACGATACATGGAGTAGCGGCCCTTGGGGTGGAGGGACTGTCTACCCAACAGACGATTCGGCAACTGGCTCCGTTGGGTCGGTCACGCCTGATCGAGTCATTGCCCTTACTGGTGTATTGGCTTCAGGAAATGTTGGTGATGTTACTGAGACAAACAACCCAACAGAAGACGGCAACATTGCGTATGGAGCCGTAGGCAGTGTAGGGGTTACCCGTACAGTAGCCTTGTCAGGAGTTTTTGGTTCTGGAGCGGTTGGTTCTGTTACGCATGGCAAGGAAGTGGCTCTCACTGGTAACGTTTCCAGTGGCGCTGTTGGCACTGTTGCCCGTGGTGCGACACTGCTTGCGCTGACTGGTAATTTGTCTTCTGGGTCTGTTGGCTCGGTTATTGGAAGCAGCAGCAAGGCTCTGACTGGTAATTCAGGTTCTGGTGAGGCTGGGACGGCGGTACAGAGTGCAACGGTTGACCTGACAGGGAATCTTGCCTATGGTTATCCGGGTGGCGTGATTGTTCCGATTAACAGCAATCAGGCTAATGGTGCTGTTGGATCTGTTTCTGCTGACCGGGTTATTGCTCTCACTGGAAACGTTACCAGCGGTGCTGCGGGGACGGTTGGCAAAGGGGCAAGAGCAATTGGCATAACGGGTAATCAAGCATCTGGATCGGTGGGAAGTGTAATTGCGGTTTATTGGAAAATCATAGATGACAATCAGACCGCAAACTGGCAAAATATCAGTAACCCGCAGACCCCCGGCTGGGTGCTGATTAATGATGAGCAAACCCCAAGTTGGGAAGAAATTGAGGTAACTACATGACGACAGCATATACATCACTTTTGGGTCTGGCATTACCAGTCACAGGAGAACTATCTGGCACTTGGGGTGACGTAGTAAATAACAGCATCACTTCGCTTTTGGACTCTGCGATTGCTGGTACTACTACCATCAGTTCTGATGCGGATGTGACGCTTACCACCACGACTGGTGCAGCAAATACTTCACGTTCAGCAGTAATTCTGTGGACTGCTGGGGGTACAACAACCCGCACAATCACAGCGCCAGCACAGTCAAAAGTCTATGTAGTTATCAACAAGACTTCCAGCACTCAATCCATCAAGTTGGTGGGTGTGGGGCCAACGACTGGTGTCACGATTATTGCCAATGAATCAGCAGTTTGCGCTTGGAACGGCGTAGATTTCGTTAAGACTAGCTCAACGATTGCAAATGCTGCGGGATCAAATACGCAGGTTCAGTTCAACAACAGTGGTGTTTTGGGCGGATCAGCTTCTTTGACTTGGGACGGTACTTTCCTGACGGCTGGAAGCATCAAGAACAGCGCATTGACCAACACACGGGTGACCTTTGCGGGTGCTTCTGGTTTGTTGAGCGACAGCGCAAATCTGACATGGAGCGGAACAGCATTAAGCGTCACTGGTACTGTTGCCGTGACTGGTGCTTTGACGGCCACGCTGGACTCTACGTTCAGTTCTACGGGTGCTTTGCAGATCAGCAAGGGTACGACTGGACAACAGCCCGGCTCACCTGCCACGGGCATGATGCGCTACAACACCTCGACCAATCAGTTTGAAGGCTACTCTGGTTCTTCACCTGCATGGAAGTCGATTGGTGGTTCTGCGCTAAGTAACGATACCAGCACGGCAAGTAACCTGTATCCAGTGTTTGCAGGAGCCACGACAGGAACAGCAGAGAATCTGTACACAGGTAATGCTTATCTGCTGTACAAGCCAAGCACTGGTGAATTCCAAGCACGGGCTCCTGTGGCTTCAAACGGCATCGTGGTGAATAGTTTGACCGTGGCGACCAGCTACACGATTGCGGCTGGATTTTCTGGTGCATCGGCTGGCCCCATCACAATTGCGAGCGGTCAGTCGGTCACTGTCAGTTCAGGATCGAGATGGGTGATAAGCTGATGAATGCTCATATTTATCTTGTGACGAACAAAATCAACGGCAAACAATATGTTGGTCAGACAACGGTTGATCGCAATAAAGTTGGTCATGGATGGGCTATAACAGAGGCTTATAAAAGTCATGGCAAAGAAAATTTTTTATATGAACGCATTTGCAATCAAATAAACAACAGGAATACCCTTAATTTTCTTGAAAAATTTTGGATAGCTGTTTGTGGAACTGTTGCACCAAATGGATACAACATTGAGTTGGGAGGCTCTGACAAAGGAGAGGTTGCAGAGTCAACAAGACAAAAAATGAGCCTCCACTTTAAAGGAAGGCCAATCAAACAAGAAACAAAAGAAAAAATTAGGTTTGCCATGATGGGGGAAAAGAACCCCTTTTATGGAAAAACACATACTCCTGAAGCAGTAGAAAAAATTGTTGCCGCAAATTTGGGAAAAACTGTTGTCATCACAGAAGCAACAAAAGAAAAAATTAGGCAAACAAGAATTGGCTCAAAAAATCCAATGTATGGCAAGCCAATAACTGAAGAACACAGACAAAAATTGCGTGATAACAATGCAAAAAACAAATACTGGCTTGGGAAAAAATTTAGTGACGAGCATAAAGCGCATTTAACCGCAGAAAAAGTATGCACACATTGTGGAAAAATTGGAAAAGGAAATGCAATGATTCGACACCATATGGATAATTGCAAACAGAAGGAGCCGACATGAGCTTAGTATTACTTGGATCAACAAGCGGAAGCGTTACGCTACAGGAGCCAGCCGTTGCTGGTACAACTACGCTTACTTTGCCAGCAGTAAGTGGCACGATACTGCAATCAGGCACAACAGTAACAGAAGCCCAAGGTGGCACAGGCACAACCACTGGCTACTACGGGTTTAAAAACCGCATCATCAACGGCGCAATGGTGATTGACCAAAGGAATGCGGGGGCTTCTATATCTGTTGCCGCCGTTACACCATCTACATATTTTCCAGTGGATAGGTGGTTTGCTCAAGAAACAGGTGCGGCAGTTACGGCGCAACGTGTTGCAGGTTCTGGAAGTTTTAAATATGCCACAAGATTAACTGGCGCAACAAGTAATACCCTTGTGGCTATAAGCCAAAGAATCGAGTCCTTAAACACATATGACTTGGTTTCACAAAGTGTAGCCTTATCTGCTGTTTTATCTAGGTCTTCAGGAACAGCTTGTACTTGGACGGCATACTATGCAACCGCATCGGATAACTTTACAAGCGTCACATCAATTGCTACTGGTACATTTACCCTAACTTCAACAGCAACAACATATTCAGCAACCTTTAATGCTGGCGCAAATGCTGGAAACGGAATAATGATTGCGTTTGATTTTGGCGCATTAGGATCTGGTGTAACTGTAGACATCACAGGTGTCCAGCTTGAGAAAGGCTCAACAGCAACGAGCTTTGACTACAGGCCTTATGGTACTGAGTTGGCTTTGTGTCAGCGGTATTATGAGAAGTCATACAACACGGATGTTGCGCCTGCAACAGTTACGCAAGTGGGCGTTGTAGCTAATTTTTTTAGGGCAGCCCCAACTGCTTTAAGTTTGACTTTTGCATTTAAAGCTACAAAAAGAATAACGCCCGCAACTATTGTTTACTATAGCCCGTCAACAGGAGCAAGCGGTAAATTTCAAGATGCTAATGGAA